AATGGAAGTCGCTACAGCGTTTGATCTAGTAGCAATGTGTGCGTATACCATTAAGACCACAAAACACGATATAGAACTGTTTACTTGCTCTGGAACGCTAATATTTGACCAGAGGAATAAGTTAGTAGAAACAGCACTAGAAAACAAGGCAGACTATCTGCTCTTTGTAGATGCAGATATGAGGTTTCCCAAAGATACCTTAAAAATATTAATGGCTCACGATAAAGATATTATTGGGGTTAATGCAACTACAAGGGCAGAACCCGTTAGCCCTACAGCTAGGAACATCCATATTAACGAGGATGGCTCTGTAGATTGGGTAGCTGTTTACTCCAATGCTAAGTCAGGCGTTGAGAAAGTAGATGGGATTGGCTGTGGAATTATGTTGATTAAACAGAGTGTCATTAAGAAGATGGCAAAACCCTACTTCTACTTTGAGCAACTTTTAAACAACAAGATATTAGGCGAGGACATTTACTTTTGCATTAAAGCAAAGGATGTAGGAGTTGATACTTGGGTAGACCACGATCTATCCAAACAGATAAAGCATATTGGGCAGTATGTTTATGGATGGCATAACATCGAACTACCAAAAGATTAGGAAATCATGGCTTACACAAACTTTACCGATCTCAAAGCATCGGTGGCTAACTACTTAGGTCGATCAGACTTAACATCGGTTATCCCCGATTTTATTAGCTTTGCAGAGCTACGCATGGCTAGAGATTTACGCACTCGGCAGATGTTACAGTCAGCTACTGCGTTAACAGTAAGTGGTGATGGCAAAGTAGCCTTACCAACAAACTTCTTAGAGATTCGGGATTTACATATCCAAGGCAATCCAAGATACCCTATTACTTATATGTCTCCTAGTTTATTTACTAGGGATGCTCCGGCAGACGAGAGTGGCAAACCAATTTATTACACAATCTTGGCAACTGAGTTTGAGTTAGCACCAAAGCCAGATACAGCGTACACATTGGAGATTCTCTATTATGCTAAACCTACTGTATTGTCTACTGGTAATGCAAGCAATGTATTTCTTGCTAATTATCCAGATGCTCTCCTCTATGCCTCGCTTTTAGAAGCAGAGCCATACTTAATTAACGATGCAAGAAGTCAGACATGGGCAACCCTGTACGACAGAGCAATCAAAAACATATCCGATGCAGATCAAAATGGCGAGTATTCGGGTGTTCCATTACAAATGCGCGTAACCTCACGATAAGGAAATAATATGGCTGAAATGTCAAACTACCTAGAGAATGCACTAGTCAATGCAACTCTACGAGCAACAACCTTTACCTCTCCTTCTGTAGTCTATGTTGGTCTCTATACTAGCGACCCAACAGATGCTAATACAGGAACAGAGTGTACTGGTGGTTCTTATGCTCGTAAATCTGCTACTTTTGGCGCGCCTTCTAATGGTGCAAGCGTAACTACAGCCGACATTACCTTTGACCAAGCTACAACATCTTGGGGAACAATTAGTCATATCGGTATCTTAGATGCTTTGACTACTGGAAATCTTTTGTATCACACACCTTTGACAACATCAAAGGCTATTGATACAGGAGACATCTTTAAGATTGCATCTGGTAGCCTCTCAGTTACCCTAGCCTAATGCCTTTAACCCTCGAACAGTTAGATCAGTTCGGGACTTTAGAGCAAGTACCATACTCATTCGATCATACTTGGGAAACAGACGAAGTATGCGGTGATTGGAGATTAGAGGATATGGATTCCCTTGGGAATCTAGACCAACTCAATATCTCGTTTGATGATCCTGTATGGACTACTCTGTGTGTTAAGTTCCCCTCTGCATCTATTACAGCAGATGCTACAGTCGGTGCGGATGGTGTTCGCCAACGCACAGGTGAGGCACTTGTTACAGCAGATGCTTCTGTTATTGCAGCAGGACAAAGAACAAGAAATGCTAGTGCAGACATAAGCGCAGATGCAACAGTAGTCGCTAGTGGATCTGCTATCCGTACATCATCGGCAGACATAACAGCCAATGCTTCTATTACAGCAGAAGCTATTAGGGTATTGGTCGGAGAAGGGATAGTAAATGGAATCGCAACAGTTGATGCAACAGGAATTGCAATACTGGTCGGATTTGCTGATGTCAATGCAGAGGCTAGTGTACAAAGCACAGGTATTCGAGTTAGAACAGGTGATTCGACAATTACAGGCAATGCAAGTGCAGAGTCTGAGGCTATTCGGGTTAGAACATCTGTTGCAGAAATAACAGGCACAGCAACAGTAACAGCACTTGGTGGTGTAGAGTACGCAGGAGAAGGCTTTATTATTGCCAATGCGTATGTAGATGCACAAGCACAAGCAGTTTATTCTGCTAATGCAGTTATTACAGCAAATGCCACAGCAGTCGCAAGTGGTAATGTATTAGGCGATAATTGGACAGACGAGACAGCAGGATCAGAGGCTTGGACAGGTATATCAGCAAGCACTACAACATGGACAGCAGAGACAGCAGGCTCAGAGTCTTGGACAGCTATTACAGCTACAACGACAACTTGGTCAAATATATCTAGCGGAAACTCACAATGGCAATAAGTAGAATAAATTTCGGGGAGTGGACTCCAGATCAGCCAGGTATTACTAATGGTCTAAGACGAGCAGAGAATGTTTACTCTAAACTTGTTGGATATGGCGCATTGCCAACAGTTGTAGACTACTCTGCTGCTGCATCGGAAAACCTAAACAATGTAGTAGCAGGCAAAACCACAGTAGGAGCTACGACTGTATTTGCTGGTGGATCTACAAAACTATTTAAGTTAGATTCTGGCGATTTGTCTTTAGACAATGTATCCAAATCAGGCAATTATTCAACAGCTACAGATCAGCGTTGGAAGTTTACACAGTTTGGTAATGTCATTATTGGTGCTAACGGACAAGCAAAATTACAGGGATATAACCTAAATAGTTCTACATTGTTTGATAACTTAGCAGCCGATGCACCAGAAGCACGATATGTAACTGTGGTGCGAGACTTTGTAGTGTCTGGATGGCAATCAAGTTATCCAAACAGGGTTCAATGGTCAGCATTAGGCGATGAGTCATCTTGGACTACATCTGCTACTACACAAGCAGATTATCAAGATATTCCTGATGGTGGCTCTGTAGTCGGTGTTACAGGTGGTGAGTTTGGTCTAGTCTTTATGGATCGTTCTATCCATCGTATGTCTTATGTTGGTAGTCCATTGGTATTTCAATTTGACAACATTAGTCGTAATTTAGGATGTTATGAGGCTAACTCCATTATTCAGTATGGTGGAACATCGTTCTTCCTAGGCGATGATGGATTCTATGCTTGTGATGGACAAAATGTAGTGCCAATTGGCAACGAGAAAGTAAACCGATTCTTCTTTGACAATGTAGACGAAGGTACTTTATACCTTATGTCGGCTGCTGTAGATCCATCCAAAAAACTAATTATTTGGGCATATGCCTCTAATAGTTCTGCAACACCTGATAGCCTACTTATTTACAACTATCAGACTCAGCGTTGGACTAGCGGTACAACCCATGTAGACAAGATTGCATCAACATCTACCCCTGCGGTTACATTAGAAGGAATGGACACTTATGGTACTTTAGAGACCATTTTGACAACCTTTGATAGCAGACTTTGGCTTGGTGGAAAACTACAGTTAGCTGGTGTGGATGGTGCAAAGATTGTTACATTCTCTGGTGCTAACGCTACAGCCTACATAGAAACAGGTGATATAGAAGTGCCTGGTTCTACTTCTGCAATCACAATGGTTAAACCCATAGTAGATGATGGTTCTGGAAGCGTTGCATTGCTATCTCGTAGGCCTACAGGTAGTTGGACATCAGCAGTCGGAATGGACATCGATTTAAGCCCTCTAGGAACTAGATAATGTTTAGAGCATTACCCCCATTTGGTAGCGATCCTCGTGGAGTAGCCGAGGTAGTCAATGGGATTATGAATGGCAAAACCAACAATACAGGGTCGGTAACTTTAGCAACAGGTGGCGCATCCACTACAACCATTACAGATGCTCGTATTGGTGTAGATTCTGTCATATTATTGATGGCTACAGACGATGTATCATCTACAGCGTATTACCCTTATTTAGCAGTACAAGACGATACAGACCAAGCAGCAACGACAACGACAGCAGTAAACATCATGTCGTTCTCTACAACGGATTATGCGTTAGGCGGTAGTCTTGTAGACAGTACAAAGTTAAAGGTAGATTACGCAGGACTCTACAATGTACAGTTCTCTGCTCAGTTAATTAACAATACTAACGATGTGCAAGAGGTAAGCATTTGGTTCAGAAAGAACGGATCGGATGTTGTAGGTAGTAATAGCGAGTTTGGTGTTCCACAGAGAAAATCTACAGGAACTCCTAGTCGAGTTATTGCAGGGTTAAATTATTTCCTTGCATTGCAAAAAGATGATTATGTGCAGTTAGCATGGAGACCAAGCGACACAGGTGTTAGCCTAGAGCATTTTGGAACACAAAGCACACCAACAAGACCTGCAACACCTAGTGTTATAGCAACAGTTAGTTATCTGTCATCAAATGGATACACAAGCAATTTATTTACAAGACCTTACATATCAGCAGTAACCAACGGAAGTGCCACTATTAGCCATCCAGCTAATACAGTATCAGGCATGACTTATAAATACATCATCGTAGGATAAAACTATGGCAACAACCACAAGCACATCGTCAATTGATCCAGCGTTACTCCCATACCTTACCCAAGGTTT